ATCTTCTATGTCAGCTTCACCTAATCTAATCTTTTTAATTAATTCTTTTGTATTTTTAAAAAAGTCACTATTCTTTAAAGAATTTTTCATACTAAAGTTTTTCTTTTTCTTATCAGTATCTGGTATTCCTTTTTTACCTTTAGTTGCTTGCTCTACTTCATCTACCTCATCAGCAATTTTAGCTTGAGCTTTATCAATTTCTTTTGCTTCTTTTTCTGCAAACTCTTTAGCTCCTTTTTCATCACCTGCATCTAATCGATTACGAGTGCCTCGCACCATTCGTATAGTTTTAAATATTCCTTCAGCAATACCGCCTAATAAAGCACCTTCTAAAACATTTTTCATCTTACCTTCCATGAAGGTATCATCTTCATCGGCTGCTAAGTATTCTATAAAAGTATCTTGAGCTGATGGTACAGCTTCAATAATAAAGTCTGCTAATCTTTCTTCCTTTTCATCAAAGACAGCAAAGTCTGCAATACCACCTTGAACAAAACTTCTTGTTACGTTGTAACCTTTACTAGCATTACGAGCCCAACCTAAACCTTTTAAAACAGTTCCACCTCCAACAAAACCAGTTAGGAATTGTGATACACCTCTTGATAAATTTCCAGTAACACCTTCAGCTTCTCCACTTTCAGGAATTATATCTGCTGCTGTTTGAAATAAACCTGCATCAGCTTCTAAATCTCCACCAATTTTTTCTTTATATTCTTCCGGGTTTAAATATTCTAAGAAACCATTCTTTGCATCACTTCCAAAAGCAAAACCACCTAACGGAATATTTTCTTCCGCTACATCACTTAAACCTTCTAATGTTTGTAGTGTTTCCCTAAATGCTTCCTTAGCACCTATTAGAGCATTTCTTGTAATACCTGTTACTGGCTGAGGCTCTCTTTCAGCTTGTGTTGTAGTAGTTTCTTGTAAATATTTATTGGAAGTACCTTCACCGTACACTTGGTCAAACAATGCAGCCTCTGCCGGGTTTTGCATTAATCTATCTATATGTTCTTGAGGTATATTAAGTGTTGTCATTATTGGCTAAATCCTTCCGGTGGTTGTCCAGTTTCATATTGTTTCTTTCTCTCATCTTTAATTCTTTTATCTTCCTCAGCTAAATCACTTACAAGGTCGTTTATGTTAAAACCGCTTTCATTCTTTTTTATTTCTTGATTTTGATTTCTAATATTTACTGCTTTTTTATCAGTTACATTATTAATTTGTTCAATCTCAACAGGAACTGCATAAGGATTACCTGTACCTTCACTTGTGTTTTCAGAAATTGCATATGGATTAAAATTAGGGTCTCTTATTAATTTTTGTGTTGTTGGATTTTCTTCAGGGTCTACCATTCCCTCAATAGTTGCACTTCTTATAATGCTAATAATTCTATCTTTTTCTTTTCTTAATTCATTAACAAGAAATCTTTGTTTCTCATTTTGTGTAGTTAAGTTATGTTTACTTAAAAATGCAGGGTCATTTAAATCAGCAATTAAATCTAAAGATAAATCATTCATTCTTCTTAATGCTTCATTACCTACATCTTGAAAATCTTCCGGGAATACGCCTGCTGCATCAGCATAAACACTTAAATCTCTCTGTAACTCTGTAAATAATTGCGTGTAGCCTTGGCTTGAGTAATAACCACCTACCTCAAGATTTTTACGTTGATTATATTTTTCTAAATAAGCACTACCTTGACTAAACGTTAGTAATTCATTTTCCATTCCATCTATAATTAAATCTAATGTTTCTTTACTATTGGGATTATCTTGTAATTCTATTTGTAAATTTATTTCATAATCCTTCATTTCGTCAGTAACAATTCTTGTAGGATTATTTTGTTCAGTAATGTAAGCTTTTGACATTGCTCTCATTTTTTCTACTTCAGTAGCAGTCAATGGTGGTAATCCTTGTTGGTCTAATTCAATGTTATATTTCATAATTGAATTTTCAATATCCATCAGTCCATTTTTATCGTAGACAAATTTGTTTGAGATTAAATCTAATCTATCTTGTTCATTTCTTTTTCTATTAATGTAATTTCTATTTTCTCTTGCTTCTTGTAATGACTCAATATCAACTAATGCGTCCATAATATCAGTTGTATAAGCACCTGCTAAACGTGTCCCTGATTCTTTATCCGTAATAATGTTATCTAAGATTGCTAATATTTCTTCATCTTCTCTTAACTTTGCTTGCTTTATTACTTCAGCAACAATTATATTATTAGCGTCTCTTGGGTCCATACCCTCAAGTATTAAATCATCAGCATTCTTTTGAATTGTTTGAGCTATAAATAATACTTTCTTTTGTTCATAACTAAAGTCATTTATGTTTGGATAATTTGTTAATGCTCTATCAAGGTCTGACTCTGCTATATCAGTATTAAAAGTAATTTCACTTCCTACAGTTTGTGTCAGCAAGTCTTTTTGGTTTTCTTCTATTTTTGCTACTCGACCTTGAATATGTTGATTACTAAGATTGCTCCTTGTAGCTTCAACATAAGGAATAAAACCTTCAGCAACACTTACAGTATCGTATATTTCTAAATTATTTTTTACAGAAAAGTCTCTTGCAAATGTTTTATAGAAATCATTAAAAGCACTAGGACTAGATGCAATATCTATATTTTGTTTTTGATACTCATCAAATAACTGAACTTCAAATTCTCTTGCTTTTTCTCTTAATGAATTTTTAAGATATTGTTTAATATAATAAGGGTTAGCCCCTGCCGGGATTGTTCCATTTTTAACAAGAGTTCTAAAATCTTTTTGATTTTCATTTCTAAAATCAATGTCTGCCTTAGCTTCTTGTTCTGTTCTTTGAATATTATCTTGAACATCTTGGTAATTTTCTAATTGTGGAACTAAGCCTTTTAAAGAACGTGCAATGTTTCCAACTGTTTGAGAGACAGGTCTTGTTTGAGGTCTATAAAATACATCAATAACACTTGAAGTAACCGCTACTTCTTCTTTTTTCTCTATCGTAGGTAATTGTATTTTACTAACCATTATAGAACACCTATTCTAACCATCATATTACTCATTCTTTTTTCTTCAGCTTCCTTTTCATCTTTTCGACCTTTCCACTCCATATAATCTCCACCAAACTCAATAGCTTGCGTTGCAAAAGCACCCATAATGTCAACCTCAGGTATGTATTGAGTTCTTGCTTCTTGTTCATGGGCGAACAATCTTTTATTAATATTGGATTGAGCTATTTCTGCTTGTAAGTTTGCTTCTATTTGTGACGTGTAACGTCCTTCTAATCTATAATAGTTTCCTAAAACTCTATCTAAGACACCACCTGATACGCCTTCTGCTGCAGTAATTGCCGTTGCTCTTTTCTCTCTAGCTTCAACTGCTAAATCAAATTGTTTTTCTTTTTTACGTTCAGCAATTTGTTGTAATCGTAAGTTCTCAGCATTATTTTTTTCTCTAGCAGCTTGAGCTGCAATTAAATTTTGACGATAAACTGCTGCTTGTTCCGCTCTTTGCTCTTTAATATTTTGAGATATGGATAAGATTGTACCTGCGGCTCTAAGAGCCATCATTGCGGTTGGGTCACACATTATATTTTAACAAATTCTATAAATTTTCTTTTTTCATAACCAAAGTGTTCATGCACTTTGATAAAATTAAATCCTAACCATTTTAACCAATTAATATGAAGCGTATTACGTGCATCAATGTAATTGTATAAAACAGGATAAGATTGTAAAAATAATTTCAACACATCTTTACAGTTACGTAAAAATGGAATTGAAATTAATTTAATTTCGGGAGAACTTAATAACCATATTAAACCTAATTGTTTACCCTGTGGTATTACTCCCGTGATGTAAATTGGTTTATTTTCATCATTCATTACAGCTAATGGAAGGTGAGAATATTTAACTCCTCCTGTTAATGCATGATAAGCACTGACATTAGAGTTTGCTTTTATTTCTTCTAAATCTTCTTTTCTTAAATTTTTAGATAATTCTTCAGCATCTTTTTGTGATGCAATTTTTATATAGGGCATTAAGTGGATTGTGATGAAGTTTGGTTATAATAACCTTGCCACTCTGCATTAATAAAGAAACTTGGGAGATATTCGTCATTTAATAATTTAACAACTAAATCTTCATTTCTTGATTGAACAGCAAACTTAAAATTACCATCTTCTAAATTGACGCCATTGACTGTCCCACTTCCTACTACTGCACCATTAAAAATTTCAGTAACAGTATCTCTATTTTTAGGAGTTATTTCTACTTTGAAATGTCCGCTATTATCATAACCTACTGACCAGTTACGAATTTGTAATCGTCCTTCTTTTACTGAGGTCCTAGATTGCCCTCCTCCTAATTGTAAATATTGTTGAGAGAATTGATATTCAAAATTATATTTTTCTCCAATAAAGAATTTAGTAGCAGTATGGTCTCCTGAAACAACAATAGACGTACCTGTTTGTGAAACGGTACTAATTATCTGTCCTGCAATAGTAGTGTTTCCTGAGACATTTCTCGTGACGACCTGCATCGTATTATAAATAGAATAAGGTATAGTTATAGTTGTTTGATTAGTTCCAGAATTATAAGCCTTACTTACACCAGTAGAACTTTCATTAAGCTTCATATCTAAATGTGTAAGATATGTGCTATCTGTGTCAACAACAGCAGGTGACATTTGTTGTTTAACAATATGTACGCCATCAGTACGTTGAACTAGTAAATATAAATCTGTCTCTATAAAATCACAGTTTAAAATCGTTGTATTAGATGAAGTACCGTAAGTAAATTTATGCCATGCTGATTGTAATTTTTGTCTATTACTTATGTACCATTGATAACAGTATAAAGAATTTTGGTCATCACTTGATAATATTGCTAAAAAATTTTCATTAGTTGCAATAGCTAATTTAAATACATTTTTAGGAATATATTTAGGAACTGCAGCAGTAATATCCTCTGCATCATTTGTATCGGCATCAGTATCAACAAAATATTCTCTAACGCCTGAAAAATCCCCTTTATTAAAAACAAAGAAAACATTTCTACCTGCTGAAACAGGCTTCGCATTCAATGTACTTTCAAATTCAGTAGTAGCATTAATTACAACATTACTTGGTGTTAAAACATTTGACCCTGCCATAACAAATTGTGTTTGGTCTGAGAATAATAACAACTCTTCATTAAAAGGAATTGCATGTCTAAGTTTAGAAACTTTATTGTGAGACACGGCAGCATCAATAGGGTCACTATCTAATATTGATACAGCTGTTTCAGGAAAGAATTTAAAAAATTCTCCTGCTTGAGACATGATAATATTTTCACCTGCAACAAACCCAAGTCTATTACGATGTAAGAATATATCATTAACTTTTTTACCTACAAAAGAAGGCTCTGCTGCTGAAATAGTATCACCTGCTACTCTACTACCATAACTAGGAACTGAGTAATCTGTTCCACTTATCGTGTAGGTTGAGCCGTCAACAGGTGTAAATCTAAACTCACCATTTGCTTGCCTTATTAAAACATGTGGCATGGTATCTTCATCAATAGAGTTTTGTAATCCACCTTTAACTGTTTCTTGCCAGTAACCGCTATCAACGGAAGAATCTGAAATCCATTTTACATAATAGTTATCAAAATCATTTGTATCATCACCCGTAATTTCAAACTCTGTTCCATTTGTTGCTCTTACCGGTAAATCACCAAATTTTTGAGCAGTACCTTTTAATACTTGTGATGCTTGATTTCCGTAACCATCAGAAGCACTAATTGTAAAATCAGTTGCACTAGAAAACTGTATGTCTGAGCCAAGGTCTGTAATAGTAAATCCTGATAGACTACCAATGGTACTAATTAACTGGTCAACAATTTCTGTTGATTGATAATTAGCAGCAGTAGTATCAGTTGTATAAGTGTAAGTTGAGCCATTAATGGTAATATTATATTCTGTTTGGTCTACGCCTTGTAGTACAGAATACACAGCTTCGAAAGGCCTAGATGCACTTACTGTAGAGTCCATTGCTACTGTTTTATTTTTATTAATAAGAAAAGTATAATCAGCTACTGTAACCGCTTCAAAATTATCTTTTGCATTACTTTCGTTTAAATAAGCTGTGCCTGAAGGTTTATTAACTGTGTATTGCGTTCCATCAATTCCATAAACTTCAATGTCATTCGTTGTAACAATAACAATATATCTTTCATTCGTGTCTCTATTAATTGTATGAATAAAAGGACTGGTTAAAGTAGAACTAGAAATCTTTTTTATAAATTCTGAAGGTGTTCTTTTTTTCAAACCTTCAACAACACTACTCATTCCATTGATTTGATTTTCTGCTTGAGAGCCTAATCTTAAACTTTCAGATTGTTGACTTACTCCATTAATAAGATTTGGTATGGAATGATTGATAAGTGGCATTAAGTAAGATTGCCTGACTCATTATTACGACTAATAATATAATAAGAGTCGTGATTGTTAAAAATATTATGGTCTGCAGTATCTGCTTCTTCTTGTTTTAAAACGGCAAGAGCATTTGATTCATCAACAGCTTGAAATCCATGCAAAGTGTTTGCACCTAACAATCTATCTTGAAATATTCTAGCTGCTCTTACTGTTATGTAACGTCTAGCGTTCTCTGGTAATTCTGTAAAAGGTAAAAATAAAATGACTTTTGCATCTAACGCTTTATCAAAAATAAAAGTGTTATCTTTTTTATTAAAAAGAAAGTCTCCTCTTTTGATTATGTCATAATTTGTAGGAGAATATTTATTAATATCTAAATCAACTCTCATTATATTAGCTGCTAAAGGTATTTTGTTATCTCCATCTTGACTCAAAGTGTAATCATAAAAACTGTTAAAGTGCCACCCGGCTGCTTGAACTTCTCTTGAGATTTCTTTTAATAAATTTTGAGCCTGTGTTGCATCAATAGGTAAAGTTCCACTTAATGTATTTACCGGGGCTTCGCCTATTGCTGATAAAATAGTATTTACTGCTTCTAATTCAGTTGTGTTTGCTTGTGTCATATATTTTAAAAATAAAAGGAAGCTCCATAGTTTCCCATTTCGAGTTACAGGAGCTTCCTAAAGATTATGTTTTAATTTCTACTGCTGCCTCAGGCCTTAAAATTCCGTGCCCGTAAGCTAACTTTCCAACCATCAATGTACCCTGTCTACGAATATCGTATTCAGATTCCATTTTCAGATTTTTAAGTTTTATCGTACCCACAGCACTTTTATGGAAGATACTCGCTACAGTTGTAGAGAAATCAGCATTATAAGTGTTGTTTTGCCCCGTTGTAGAAGCACCGGATAAGTCTGTGAAAGAAGTATTAGCAGTATTGGATTTAACAATGTTAATTCCTGCTACTTTTAATA